CTTTGGGGTTGGATTTGATGTATCAATTTGCCTTTTAATAACAGAATCTCCTTCTTGTATAGTTTGCCAATTGATGGTATCTCCTTCGCCGTCCATTCTTCGAAGGGCAGCCCTCTCTTTCTTTCGATTATATTCGGAAACATACATTTCCCTTATAATAGCTTGCTCTTCCAATAAAAAGCCTTGCGGGTTGTCTCCACTAAAAGAAGTATAAATCAAATTATTAAGCTCGCCCAAATGACCCTCTAGCCATCCAGAAATTAATACAATTTCAGTTGTTCTTTCCGTTCCTTGGGTATACTGGCCAATTTCTTCATCGTAAATCTTTAATGCCAATTGACCTAAAATTGTTTCTGGATGAGGATCATGAGCCATAACTTTATCCTCCTAGATAGTCAATAACTTTCTTGTGTTCTGGATTGGACGGGTCCAACTTAATTGGATCACCCATCACTTGGACACTTCCCTGTCCAACCAAACTAGACTCAAAAGCCCTTTTGATTTTATTTCTTAAAATTGTTTTATTACCAGAAGGAAAAATCCCCACCTTTACAGCGAAAGCCTGTAAATCTGTTAAATTCATATCTTTGATCATGCTTGCAAAAACTTCTCGATCATGAGTTTTAAATGGGCTTATTTTAGGAATCCCTAGAATTTCTTCCAGTTCTTTTGCTCTAGCTACTTTATCCTCGTAGCTTTTGCCTGTAGTTTGCTGAAGATCTTCAAGCTTTGGAGTGCTAGCTTTTTCCGAGCCCTTCGAAGCCAAAGTCTTGCGCGATTTTTTTTGATTTGCCATAATACCTTATTCCTTTTATTTTAGTACACATTATAATAACATTTGTAAATAAAAAATCCACCCCAGTTGCCCAGGGTGGATTTAAGGGGATTTGGTTTAATTAAAAATTAAACAAGAAGTCCAAGAAGAACCCTGTCGTCGATAATCATACGGCCTTCTTCAAGGGATCCGTAATAACCGATTTTCGACTGACGAGTTGCAAACTGGTCATCCGCGACGAGATTAAACTCTGCTCCATTTTCGGAGTCTGTAGCAACTGCACGAATCATCGACTCGCGAGACAAGTCAACACCGACAAGAATTTCTTCTCCGGCTTGAATTGCCTGTGCTGCACCACCGTTTTGGGCGACAGAGTAATTATCTGCATATGTTGTTGAGCCTGCGGCTGCAGAGAATACAGTATTCCATGCTTGGCCATCTCCCATTTCATTGTACTCTTGGATTGATACTCCATAGAATTCTGGGATTCCTGCGCTATTGAAAACTGCGTCACGAACGCTGTCGGATGCAGCCAAACCATTAGTATTGCCAGATGGAGCACTTCCATCAGCACCTTTGGTGTTGATTGGGTTGTAAGCCAATCCTCTGATTTCTTCAACAATCTCTGGCGAAACAAGCAGATCTGTGATTCCACGACCGCGTCTTTCAGCTGGAGTTCCACCATTCCAAGCGGAATTAATCCTTTTGGATTTAGTGAACAGCTTGTTGAGGTCGGAAAGCAAGAACCTTCCTGCTTGAGCAGAACGGATAACATGTTGCTCGCTGTTTGTGGAAGCGTTAGCCAAAGCAGTCATTACCATAGTGGCCGAAGTTTTTTCTTGCTTGAGAAGAATTTCTTGAGCCATACGGGTAAATGTTTTACTAACAACATCAAGTCTCGAACGAGAAGCGTAACGCTTATCAAAGCTCAATGCGCTGTCAAGAGTATAAGTTGTGAACTTAAGCTCGCTTTGCGATGGAGCAACTTGGTTGGTAGGAAGTCCTCCTGGTACAGATTGACTCCATACTTGGATGTAGTCTTCATCAGTAATATCGTGATAAAGATCCAAAGGAATGCTTGGACTTTCGTCTGCATTGAACTGAAGAGAAGTAAACATATTGCTAACCGTAGGAGCTGTGTTTACAACTTCGGCCAATACTGGACCAATAAATTCAGCCAGTGCTGTTTGAGCTTCATATGCAACTTCTCTATTTTTCGAAGCCATAGCTTTAACAAGCTCGACTTGCTCGGATGTAGGTTTAAGAGTAATTTTCATTTCTTTATTGTCCTTTCTTAGAAGCTAAGTTTGCACAAATATTTTTTGTTAGAAGAATTATCACTCTCTTCTCCGATAGCCACAACATGTCCAACAACTGTTCCAGTTGATGCAGTAACAAGCTTTCCAGCTGTAGAAGAAACTTCAAGCTCGGCACCTAAAGCAGGAGCAGAACTAAATGCATCTCCGCCCAAAAGGACAAGTCCCCTTGTCAAAACAGGAACTGTTTGACCTGGAAGAACTCCTTGAGATTCATCAAGTTTTTGAGGATAATATAACATTTTTTCTCCGTTTTCGTCGAATGCCAAGGTTTCACGAAGTGTGATTCCTAATGCACGACCGGATCCGTCAGCAGGGGCTACTGTCATACCGTTGTACGGGTATGCGTTGTATCCAACATGCGCAGATGATTGATCAGCTCCCATATAATCTCTGAGATTATTTCCTGCCGATGCGCGAAGTTGGGGGATATCACCTGGTAGAGCTCCCGCACTCACAGAAACGACAACGCCTGAGTCCCACTTGCCACTGGATGTTGTAACGAAACTCGACAGCGTGTCCGAGCCTCCAATTTCCAATGAGAACAAGTTAACAACGTCGTGTTCGCTGTAGTCTCGGTATGGTAGTATTCTTTTTGCCATAATAAGATCTTTCTTTTTTTTAGAATGAAATGTTTACAGAATCTTTAAAAGTTTTTGCGAATCTATCCCTCAGGGACTCAGATTCGGAAGACGATTCGTTGTTGTTCACAACAGATGCTTGCTCAACTTCAATATTCTCTAAGATATCGTCAGACTCATCAGACTCTTCGGATTGATCGGAAGCCTGCGAGACTTCTGCAACAACCTCTTCTGAAGTTTCAGATACTTTTTCTTCAACTTGAGCAAGTCGCTTTTCAACTTCTTCGGCTATTTTTGCTTCCAAAGCCTGAGCCTGCTCAGAGATGAATTCTTTATTTTTGTGTTTCCAAACTTTCGCTAATTTTTCTTGATAGCTTGCGAAAGAATCGTCCGAAGTATCAAGTTCAGAAAGTTCAGATGCTAAGATTTGACGATCTTCATCGTCTAAATCATAGATTTCGTCCAAAGCTTCCATGCGATTATTAAAAAGAACTTCCGCTTCTCTTGCAGCATTTTCTTCTTCAAGGTTGGAAAGCTTTTCTTCAGTGGCTTTAAGTTGCTCTTCCACTTCGGCCATTTTTTCTTGAATAGCTGCTTGAGCTTTTGCAGCTTCTTCTTTTTCAGCTTTGGCTTTTTCAAGGTCAGCGATATACTTGTCACTTTTTTCTTTTATCGCCTCGCTAAAAACCTTAGAAATGCTAGCAACTGCTTCTTCAGAGAAGTCTTGCTTGCCAAGCTTTTCATCTAAAGCTGCTCGGAATTCATTAATAATTGTGTTCTTATCCATAATAAAGTTTGTTTCAGTTTCTTTGTTTAGTACATTTTCTTCAACAGATTGGGAAATTTTTTCATGTTCTGTAATGATTTTATCAATAGGCTGTATTTTTTCCTTGGGCCCTTCTTTACGTTCAGGAGCTTCTCTGTGTTCAACTACTAAGCCTTTTACATCTGCTGCAGGATTTGACGTAAAGCCAATTCCAAGTGGGAATATGTCGCCCACGATAAGTCGATTAACGGTTCTTCCATCGGATAGAACCCCTCTTCCCCCGAAAGATTTTAAATACGGATTGTACTGTTCGATTTCTTCTGGAGAAGAAACTATAATAGAATCATAAAGGTCGTTACTGCCAACAGCGATTACATAATCATTAAAACCGACTTCCCAGCTTGCAGATACAGTATGATAAAAATCACTATCTTTACTGGTTGAATTAACAACTAAATCTGCAAATTCTTTACTAGCTGTTTTATAAATTACTGCACCCAATGCAATGTTATAAGCTCCATCAGAAACCAATGCTTCTTCGTCGCTCATTAGCTCAGAGTAGTTGTCGTATTTTGAAAATCCTGCAGAAACAATATGACCTACAATTTGCTCTCGGTTATGTTCTATGTTTGTTGGCTTATGAATGAAATAGTCTTTTATTTTTACTGCAGCCTCGCTATCGATACCATCTCCGTTTTTATTAAATTTATTGACCACTGCGGCGTTGAATGCAACACCAATTAAATCTATGTTTCTTTCTAGATTAACTCCTTTTGGAATAAGAGGCCTGAGAGCTTCAATCGAGGCAAGACTAACATTCGAATCATCTATATTGTTTGAAGCATAAACAACATTATCAAACGTTGTAGTATATTTGTATTTGTGTGGCATTTGATTTAAATACACTCAGTTTATAAACATGGGAGTAAAAGTTTGAAATGTTGACTGATCCTTCGCGTCAAGCATATCATAGTAGAGCTTAACCATCCAATTGCCCAGCACCAAAGCTGAATAAGAGTCTTTTCTTGCTTTATCTGGGCCGGTTTGCCTTCTGAGATTTGATGGCAGATCAAAACTTTGAGTTCCTGCGGCAGAAGAAGTTATCTGTATTAATGAACATTGACTTTTTACTAAGTTTAACATATCAAATTGATGTTCTACGAAGTCAATCATTTTTGCTTGATCTGTTTGACTCATGCTTTGAGAGGTTCTCAGAAACTGAAGTTCATTTATTGGGATCTTCTTTTTTCTTTGCTCGTTATAGTTATCATCTATAGCTCTTGAAGCAAATAAGATTCTTTTGTGATCAAAGTTTGATTGCAATAATTCGTTTGCCCTTCGAATCCATTGGCTAGTAGGTTTTCTTAAATAGCAAATAGTATGATTATCAATATTGTATTCTCTTTTACCCTCTGATAATCTTTCTTGGTAATGCTCAATATCATCAAAGTTTGTATTTAAACATTTTATTTCTTTGTTTTTCTTTTTGAATAAACTACTTTCATTTACAGCATTAATAAATTGCACACCACCATTGTAGTCTCCAATGATAGCTACAATATTAAAATTACTTAATAAATAATCAAAGTAAAAAATATGTTGCTTTAGGTTTGCTCCAGACAAAGCATAGCTATGCACTACGGTGCCAATTTTCTTTGCATCATTCAATTGTATTAGTAGCATCGCGAAGTCATCACTACTTTCACTCTCGGCCCAACTTGGGTCAAATGCAAGAATGTATTTTTCTTTGATTTCTCCTTTTACCTGAACGCATGGCATTTCACCATCTTTTAATGTGCATGCTGCCATCTTGGATGTCTTAAAATAGCCTGAGCTATCATCAGTAAATACTGCACCAAATTCCCTATCGAACTGACTTTGACTCATAGTCGATTTAGCTTGATTGATCAAATTTTGGTCGTATAGCTGTTTTGGGGCGCAGTCATAACTAAATTGCATAATTACCCTGTGGGCATCAGACTTCTTTGTTCCTCCTGTCATAATCAAATCTTCAAATTGCTCATAAGCCTTGTACATATATTCAAACTTATAACTTGCAGATGATAGGGCTATCAATTTATTGTTTGGCCAAATATGACGCTCAGATTCTTTCATCTTTCCTTGCTTAATTAGATCTGTTTCTACATTATAAAGCTCTTCTCTTTGTGTTGGGTTTTCTACCACACTCAAGAACGGTATAATAACCTCATTATATATTCTTTCTGGCATAAGCGCAAACTCGTCAATAATGATTCTATGAAACCTAAATCCACGCAGCTTTTCACCATCACCTAAAGGCAATGCTCTAATTTTTGAGCTACCAATTTCCAGTAGCCACTCGTCATTGCTTTTTGATTTATGAGAAATGCATTGGCTTAAATAATGAGCCTGGGGCTTTGATGCAATATCCTCTATTTTTTTAAAAATCATTTTCGCTTGACGAAAGGATTTAGATAAGATGCCAATTTCCACTCCTTGATTAAGTATCGCATCAAGGTATGCGTATATTGCAGTTGTGAATGATTTACTCATTCCTCGACTCCATACGCCCATAAAATAATCTGTTTCAAACATCGCCTTAATTGCCATATGTTGAAATGGAAAAAGCTTAACACCAGAAATTAAATCTGCAGTAAAAGTAATATTCTCCCTCAGAAACTGATAAAGCAAAACCTTTGCTTCTCTTTCCTCAATGTATCCCTCGATGGATAAAATTTTTGAGTTTAAATCCTCCGATTCTTTTCGCGACAATTGATTACCTTGTTCCCATGCCATATTAAATTATTTCCCTATCTATATAATGTTGTAGATCTACATTCCATAATTTTTTGCCCATCAATAAAATTTTAGGTATTAGCTCTTCTGACCTTTCCCTGCTTCCTGTAAAAATAAATTGACAATTCTTATTAAACTCGTGACTAAGCACTCTCATATTATGATAAATGTATTTTAAATTTGATTTATGCGCTCCCCATCGATTGTTTTTTGCTATTTTATCAAGACTACTTTCGGTGACAATAAATAAATAGCTATCAAAATCTTTGGCCCTTTGCAACTCATTGCGAAACCTCTCGAGACTGTTTTTGCTCAGAGTTGACTTAAAATCTTGCTCGCTTTTTCTGTCAATATATGTATAGTTGTAATTATCTCCACCAATTGCATAATCTCCGAAGTCTAGCTTTAAAGATTCCGACTTTGCAAAATTCAACGGCTGCTGCTCTCTTGTATCAATAAATATTTCAAGCTCACTTGCATCACATGTTTTAAAATCTTCAGGCAGGCGACTTCCAAACATTGGCTCAACATTTAACTCCCTACAAGCTGCGGTATATGATCCGAAAAACTTTTGATAAATTTCTACAGTGGGTAAGCTGTTAATTTTTAGTTCTAAGTAACACGGGCCAACCGAAAGGCCTTTTAGTTTTATTCTGTTTGATAATAATTTTAAGATGTAATCTTTAACCTTATCTTCTTTTTCTGTATTGCACCATTTTATGAGTTGAGTTCTATTGGAAAAGTCTCTCGAGAAATAATCATCTTTATTTTTAAATGGAAGAGGTTCTCCAGTAAGTAAATTTTTTCTTGGAAAATATTGAGTATAATATTCTGCCATAGTTAAACCATGACTCTTGAGATGGCCATGCAAGCTTCTGTCGGAATCAAAATTCTTGTCACATATTTTGCAGGAGTTCATTTTCGCAGCATTAAATTATATCCTCTTTGGATATGCCTAGCACTCGAGCCTTCCAGTCTGGCATGGACTCTAGGTTGTCTGCTTCTTTTTTGGCAGCCTTTTTTTGCAATTCTGCAATTTTGACCATCACTTTTCTTTCCTCCTCTTCTTGGAAAAGTTGGACCAGTGCAAGTATGCTAGAATTTTGTCTTTGCTGGTTTGAGATCCTTTTGGAGCGATCGCCTTGAAGCTTTTGAATAAGTGACTCCATTCTTTTTTCACATTGATTGTATTCTTCGCTCTTTGTCTTTAGCAGCTCTGCGAGCCTTACGGTCAAATCTTGCTGGTCTTCAGTATCATCAAACATTCGATTCAACTTATTGATTGCCCCTTGAATGTTTTTCAAATGAATGTAATCCATGCAGACATTGATATAAAGATTAATTTCGTCACTAGTTAAATCCGGCTTGTCCCAAGTTGCCCGAACAAACTCGGCTTCAAAAAGATCTCGATCTGCTTGGGAATCATAATTATTGATGACTTGTATAAATCTTGGAGATGCCAAAAAATAACCAAGCGACTCGATGCTTTTTCTATCGGATATGCTCAATTTTTTTTCATCAATACCCTTGATACAGCAATCATTTATCTTCTTGAGTATTCTAGCCTCTGTTTTTGGAGGAATATATTTTTTATTAACAGCATCCTCTGATGGATGAACTGTTAATCCAGCATTACTTTCAATGAAGTTTAAAACGGCAACATATTGCTTGCTCGTGCCTGTTATCGTTGAATCAGGAAACAATAAAGATGCTATTTGAAAAGCGTTCATTCCCTCTTTGGAATATTGCTCTACAAAAACCTCTTGATCTTTGTCAAGAATAATATCTTCTTTGGGGTGACAATGTTTTGTATCGTAAGATATTTTCGAACTCAGCAAAAAAGACCTAACAGCTCTACCCTCCTTTGTTCTTCCGTCCAAACCTTTTTTATCAGGAAAAACAAGCTCTGTCAGCGCTGCAAGATCAGATATCTTGGAGGAATTATCAATTAAAATTTGTTTTTGTTCTTCTGTTAGCTCCATGAAAGACCTCCTTTAACAGATATTATATCTTCTTTTTCAAGTATAGATTGAGCTTTCTGCTTAAATACTTTCTTTAGGTTTTTTATTTGCTTGTAACCTGCCTTTCTTCCTTTTTCAGAAGTTTTATAGCCCATTATCTTTGCAACCTTCTCCTCTTCTTCGTGCTTGACATAAAGTAATTCATATACCATATATTGCTTTTGAGACAATTCTTTTTTCATAAATTCATTTAGCTTTTCTTGCGCTTGCATTATGTCAAAGCCATGATCTTCCATTCCCCCAACTTCGTGAGAATGATTTTCTAATGCTAGAGCCATTTTAATATCGTATGCAGACTTTTTTGTTTTTTCCCATTTTGCATACAGCGGACAAGAAGAGTCTTGAAGTCCTGATTTCGTAAATCCGCATAAAGACCCTGAAGATCCATCTTTAGCTGAACAAGATTGATTGAATGGGCAATTCAAGCAAGGCCTCACAAAGTTGCTATAATTATTTCGCAATATATTTTTCATTTGATTAGTAATGATCTTATTTATCCATGGCTTCAGGGAGCGGCTTTGATCCCACTGATGCCATTTCTTATGTATATGTGCTTTTATTATCTGCTCTACGTCCTCAAAATCAAACCACGCCAGAGAGTCCAAGAACCATTTACCCCTTCGCTTTTTTATTTCTTGATCAATTTCCTGCGCTTTATCTTCGTATTGAAAATTATGCTTTTTTTGGTCTTCCACGTCGCCTTGCTTTTTTGACTTTTGGTTTATCTACAGAATCTTTAGGCTCTGGAAGGGGCACCATATCTTTTAGGGCAAACTTGTTTTGGTCATGCTCAATTGAATAAGCTAAAGAAGTTAGTTCTGGAACATGAAAAATATCAGATCCATCGGGATCATCCTCAAATTCTGTTTTGGTTTTTTTGATTGATGGATTTAATTTTTTAATTGCTGATGCGCGAGAGCCTTGGATGGACTCGCCGCATCCACCGCAAAATTTTGGTGCGCGTATAGAATATAAATTTTTAAAGCCGCAGTGCGGACAATAGGAAAATGCCATAGTACTTTATTATAATCGTATAAAAGATTATATCAAATAACCACTTATAATTCTTGCTTGTCTACGCATAAATTTCGCTACATCAGGATGTTCTTGCCCAAAATCAAACTCTTCGATATCGAATGTATAATCTATTCCTAGTATTCCTATAATTTTACCATTTAATGTCTTTATAGGTACATTATAAATTGCACATACTCCCCTTGACTCTAATAACATTTTAAATGCTTCATCAGGAATTTTATTGATATTTATATATTCGAATTTTTCTTCGGAAATTAATTCATGTATATAATGATTATAGTTGGATATTCTATGATTTTGTGAATTTAGCGCTTCCGCGCTAACGCCAGGCTTCACAAATTCATAGGTGCAACTGAACTTTTGCTGACCCCTACCAGAGAAGAAATGTTCACCATTATGGAACTCAAAAACATACGCCCTCGAGCATTTTGTTTCGGAGAGTACATAATCGAGTGCCTCATAAATATTAACCCCAGATGCAGCAACCTTTTCGACGCTATTACTTTTCTTGTAGTCTAATCTATTTTTTACCCACATTCCAATAATTCCGCCTACGGCAGATATTATTGACGCAAGAACTAATGCAAAATCATTCATTATTATTTAATACACGATTCAAAAAAATACAAGAACATAATATTCCAGCAGCTATGCAAGAAAATGAAATGATTGGGCCCCATAAATTTGTTGTTTCTTCGGGGGCTATATATTCACTCTTGGATATTTGACCATCTTTATTTAAATCTAATTTAGAAAAACCTGATTCGGAAAAATCTACAGGCTTTGGATTCTCGATGGATGTTGTGCGGGTAACAACAGAACACGAACACAAAACAAAAACAATAAAAAACAAATTCAATAACTTCATCTTCTTTTACTTGGTATAGCGTAAAATCCAACCACCATAAAACAAAGATCCATGAAAGAAGCGAGCATTAAACCACCTGTCATTTCAACCATTTCCCAACTATTACCTCCAAAAAACCACGAACCAAAACCAAGCTTTGCGCTATCACCTTTTGGCACAATAAGATTATATTTTATATCAGGATTCATTGCATAATAAATCATTAAAAAACACATTGTAAATGTTATACTCATAAACAATATTCTGCGAGTAATCTTCACAAAAGGATCTCGAGAAGTGGACGATTGATTTGCTATTAACGCCTCAAGCATTTTTTCGTCTCTTGCGGCTAAAGCTAATTGATCTTGTCTTTTTTGTTCGAGCCAACTGTTGATTAAATTACAGACTAATTTTATGCCTGCTCCGAGTATCGTATTTAATATAGGACCCATGTTAATATATACACTAATTGTAAATTTTGTAGATTAAGTGTATTATAATATATGTCACACAGGTCTATACTTGAGCTTTTAAGCAAAAATTTAAATTCATATCAATCCACAAGCTGGTTAAAAACAGAGAACGCAAGATTGAATGGATCTACTCCCGCAGAAATGATGATGGAAAATAAGGTAGAAAAAGTAATTAAAATTCTGCCTGAAGAAATACAAAGAATTAAAAGCAAAAAAAGAAAAGATTAATTATAGTGCCGCGAAACACTTTACGATTTCTTTTTATTCTTGCGAGTTAATTGAGTATAGCATACAGCTGCACGCTGCTTGACATTTTTGAATTCTTTTTTGGTCGAGAGATCGCTCATACAGCGATTCATGAAATCGCTGTTTTTTTCGTCTTTATTTGGTTTAGGTAATGGCATTAGCCTGCTTTGTATATATTTAGCACGACATTTACTGGAGCATTCGATTCGACTTTTAAAGAATTTGTTGTGCAAGTAATATGTACGGTTGCACTAGTAGTTGTACCGCCGCCCTTGCCAAAACGGTTAGGAACACTTACTGTTCCGAATGAACTACTTTGTAGAGAGACCCTTGCCCCATTTACTGTAGCGTTTGCATTTCCGAAAACAACCGTACTACTCCCAGCCGCCTTGCTTATTGAGACACCTCCGATCATTCCAGAAACAACAGTGCTAGAAGCAAACATATTGGTTTCGTTAATAGCTGCCTCATCGAAGACCCTATAAGCGGGAAATCCCCATCCTTTAAACTTAGGTACAACTGTTGTAGTTTTTACAATAGGAGCAACAGATGCAGAACTTGCGCCAGATCCGGCAATTAAATCTTTTACTTTAACTTTGTAAGTATTTCCATTGTTATCACAAACTGGAATCCAAAAATCAGAAAACCCAGAAGATTGAGTTGTTAAATTATTAATCGTAATTTGAGCCATACTTTTATATTACACAAAAAACAAAATAATACTAGAAACCAATAGCATATTATATACAATATGTAATGAACAAGTCCCTATCAATCATCAGCGGAATCCTGTTGATCGTATATCTAATGTGGATAGTATGGGAACAACATCAACTAATTGAATGGCAAAAAGAAAAAATTCTACAACTAGAAAGAGAAAAATTAATACGCGAATTTATTGATCAATCACAAGAAAACAATTATCCATTATACAACTTTAAAAATCAAAAAATCATATTATAATAGAACATGACAACAGCAACACAAGAACAAGAAACAACAGAAAACGCCGCGACTGATCAACCAGTTGAATTATCAGCCGAACAATCAAGAGTAGTCAATTACTTGGCAAATAAATTTTTAAACAATGTACAATTATCAGAGGCATTATCAGTAATTTCTCTTAATCAATTGCTACAGCTCGTTCAACAACAAGTTATTAAACAGGCAACTAGAGATGTACAAACTATGCAAGAAGAACAGCTCGAAAAGCTTTTGGAAGAAGCTCAAGAGTTTGAAAAAAACTTATCTCAACAAGTTTAACTGAGAAATAATATAGTTTAAATTATAACAACCAATTCGATCAACCACAAGATTGGCTGGCGGATTGGTTTTTATTGTATACCCCTCTTCTCGCTCGCCTATTCGTATCAAGTCGGATACGAAATCATGCGCACCATGACTCTTTAACCAATTCCAATAAAGTGTTCGTGTGCCAGGAACACATTCAAGTATAACATCCTCAAAGACAAAAGTCTTTGCAAATAATGTTAAATCACGAAAGCAAGAAATTTCACTCGGAGGTTCAGTCAAGCAAGATTCGATAATTAACTTCACAAATCTTTTGTCAAGAAGTCTTTTATTCCTCTGGCTCTGGACGAGGAAGGTCGCAAGGTGGAGGACCTCCCTCAACTATCAAACCACTTTGTAAAATTAAATCTTCGGCTAAAAGTTGCCCAGTTTCTACAGGTGTGCCTTGGTTATTATCGCAATTACAAGCCGTAATGAAATTAGGATCTTGATGAAGTTCTATGATGGAATCATGTTCGCATTCGCAATATTGATCCGGAAGTAATGTTCCAGATTTCGCTGGGTGCCAATAATGATCAAATTCACCATGAGAGTTATATATTTTATATATTACATTCATTCTATTTGTCCTTTCGAGGTATCGAGTATTCCATTTTGATTATGATATATAGAATCTATGAGAACTCATGCCGACCCATGCCGACCCATTCCAATAATAATAAGTTCCAGGTTGGGAACCGTACACCCGACTGTTTCCATTCATATCTTTATAGAACCAGGTCACAGTTCCGGCCTGCAGACCTACGTCCAAAGCTGTCCCGTTCGCTAGTGTCCAGTTTTCCTGTGATAGCCTAAAACCTCTGGCTATGTGACTGGCGTTGGTACAGTACATTCCTTGAACTATTTTTGCACGTTCCTTGTATGGATAGCCAATACCAGAATAATAATTCACGTACATAAACTGATTGTTCGGATCTATAGTTAGTGTCCCTTTGCCGCCGCATTTTAACATGTCCGGATCGGTCAGGTCGGATCCTGTCGAAATCTGAAAAACGCTACCCATTATGTAAACTGTTCCGGCTCCTTCGCCTATTTCAATCGGCGCAGAATTACCATGCATAAAGCCACGCCAACTACTTCCCGTCGTTGCTGCAGTCCAGACTGCGAGTCTAAGGTTGACGAAAGTTGTTACTTTTGCACCTATCATGAATGCAGTAGAGAGCTCGCCTCCCGAATAGGTTTGTATAACCCAGTGGATATTCTGCATATATAATTTATTGGTATATCGAAACCAAAAAAGATGACCAACATTTGTTGTAACATACGCGACTATACGACATCGTTCAAAAGCTGCATAAGCGGCATTTCTCCACAAGTTTGCGTCACGGGAATGTCCATTAACAGTTCCAGTTGTTCCCAAACCATAACTAGATGTATCTGAAGAAAAACCAGTTCCTTCCGCAGGATAACTATTTCCGCCAAAAGAAAAACTAATTGCTCCTGTCCTTTTGCCAAGATAGTTGGTTAGCGCATCTTCTTGTGGAAGCAGCAGGCCATAAAAATATACATCGTCAAAATTTTCCCACTCACGTCCTCCCATTATAGATGGTCTTGGATCATAACTTGTGCTTGAACTGCTGAGCGAATTCCATTCGGCGTAACGCGCGCCATTAGCAGTCGACCCAGCTCGATCTTCAGGCAATCCGACTAAAAATGCCATTTTGCGAACAGTGGTATATCTGGAAAGCCATTTGTAAGCTTGAACGCCATATCTAAATTTAAAATTAACAGCCAATACATTTATAGCGCTACTACCCGTGCTTAGCCAATCTTGTGCATCAAGTGCGATAAATGCATTTCGAGTAACATAAAAAGTTCCACTACCTACATCTGTAATGTTGACAGCGGAGCCACCAGAAGTAGTTGATACTCTAATAAAATTTGGATGGGCATTATATACTACATAGTAGTCAGTATCTGTAGATAATCCGCTTGGTAAAGTACCTGTCGAATTACTTCCGCTAGATGTGGTAAATCGAACTACATCACCAATGTCAAATCCATGATTGGTGACCTGAATGCTGTTGTCGGCAGTAAGGACGTTAGTTGAGTTAGCAATTACGGCGCGATCATTTGGTCCATCATCACTATCTATTCCTTCGTCACCAAATCGTACAAAGCAAATTCCTACATAGAGGTCATATAGACTTTGCGAGTTTCCTTGGGCATCATTCATTGCAACAAGTGTCGTGACACTTGTTGATGAAGAACTTTGAGGGTTAATTGTTAGGTTATCAATTGACTCCGCGATACCTTTAAGACTATAATTCGACATGTTTTTTAATACACTTTAATTTTTTGTATGAGATTAGTTTCGATTGATTTCTTGCTGGTATTTTTCGTCAAAGTCAATATCTAAACCTTCTTGATCATCATTTGATGAAGAAAATATCATGGCGATTGCAATAATAGCTACCACGCCCACAACAATCCATGGAATATAGTGAATTTTGCTTTTCTTGGGCTTCGGTTCTGGTTCTGGCTCAGGTTTCGGTTCAGGTTTCGGTTCTGGTTCTGGCTCAGGTTTCGGTTCAGGTTTCGGTTCTGGTTCTGGCTCAGGTTTCGGTTCGGGTTTCGGTTCGGGTTTTTCGCCCTTGATCAATTTTTCAACGTCAATTATTCCATAACCCCAGTCGTTATCTTTTCCAAGTGTTCCGCGATCAAGAGTATATTTTAGCAAGTGTTCTCTGATTTGTTCTACAGTTTTGCAGTCATTTTTATTTTCTTCTTGTTCTTGTTTTTTGTGCTTGGATAACATGAGTGCAACAACACCTGCGATAAATGGACACGCCATGGATGTTCCGCTTAATTTTCTATACATGTTGTTTATATATGTACTATATATTCCCACTCCTGGAGCAGCCCATTCAACTTTTTCTCCGCGAGATGAAAAATATGCGATGTTTCCATATTTGTCGTGCGCGGCAACAGCTATAGTCTCGTCAAAGGCTGCGGGCCAATTAACTCCGCCCTGTCCAGTATTTCCTGCGGCACATATAACAGGAATGTTCATTTCATATAATTTTTTTATTTTTTCATGCAAAATGGGGGATGGAGTAGAGCCTCCAAGGCTCATTGAAACAAGATCAGGCTTGATTTTTATAGCATAATCAAGAGCAGCCGCGAGACCAATATAATTTCCTCCGCCACTTTTGCCCAAGGCCTTGACACAAATCGCTTTTGCTTTGGGTGCCACACCAACCATGCCAACTTCGTTGTTTTTCGCGCAAATTATGCCAACACAGTGAGTTTGGTGACCATTTTCGTCCTCTAATGGTTCGTTCGGTATAAAGTTTTCTCCAGGAATTGCATTATCTCCTACGTCGGGGTGTTCAACCATGCCCGTGTCAATAACAAGAACAGTAATGCCTTCACCTTGGGTGATTTTCCAGGTTTCTGGAATGTTGGATTGTCTCAAGCCCCAGTCGATTACTTGACTAAGAGAATTTAGTTCTTCGTGAATTTCTATTTTTGGTAAATATGTTTCGTCGTTCATTTTTTGTGGTTTTTTAGTTTTTCAATTATATATTTTAGTATTTCACTTCGTTTGATGTCTTCTGGTCCAAAGTAAAATGTATGTATTCCTTGTTCTTTACTTTGATCGTCGTCGAATAATGAGTACATGTCTGAAAATCCGCTCTTTCCATTGATGTCGCTTTGCATCGGATCGCCGCAAATAAGTAATTTGCTGCCCTCGCCAAGGCGGGTCATCAAGGTGGTTAATTCTTTGAATGTGAAATTTTGACTTTCGTCCGCGATGACAATTTCGTCACGCCAACTGGCACCACGAAGATAGTTAATCGGCATGCCTTTTATTATTTCTTTTTCTTTGATTATGCTTGATTGGCCAGGTATCAGTAATTCGTCAAGCTTTTCGTTCATCGGCATCATGTATGGATTGATCTTTTCCGCCATTTCGCCCGGTAATGCACCCAAGCTCTTTTCGCCACTCTCTGCAATTGTGCGAACATAAGTAATGCCGCGTTCATTGTTCATGTTGTAAAGCTGTAAAGCGCCGTATATTGCGACAAATGTCTTGCTCGTTCCTGCTGGACCACTTATGAATATGATCTTGCTGTCGTTCTCAAATATTATGCGCAATAATTCAAGCTGTTTGTCAGTTAATGAAACTTTTTTTAACTTTATGTTAGTTTTGGTTAATGAAGTTCGAATTTTTTCAATTTCTTCTTCATTCACGATCTCGGTTTTTTTCTTGCGTCGAGGCATAATTTGATATATTTGTATATATACACAAATATGTGCCGATTTTTTTTGAGTCGAACAAATATATTATATAATGTAAAAGTGTTTTGATATTGAAAAAAGGGACCCCCCGCGATCTAGAAAAGCTGTAAAAGAAAAATGAATTCATTTAATGGGATAGGTCAACCCACCCCCTCCGGTAGGATCGTGCAAGAAAATAGTTGAAAGTTTTTCTTGACTTTTCGAGGTTCTTGTGCTATCTTGTATATATGATTAAGAGAAAGAA